CGTTTGTTTTTTTTTTCAAGCAGAAGACGGCATACGAGATGTAGCCGTGACTGGAGTTCAGACGTGTGCTCTTCCGATCTGGGTACAAGGAAGAGCTTGGCTTTTTCCGAGCCGACGCTTGCGGGGCTGGTGCTCCGTAATACCTGGACGATAAAGCGGTCGGGGGCCGTGCCTCCGTCGTCGTCCATTGTCCAAACGAGGTACTGACCTACGGGCCAAAGGTCCTCGGCGGGTGAGCTTGTGATTTGTGTGGCCATTTATTTGGTCTTGATTGTCAGGTTGCCAAAGGTGAAGTTGAGGGAGCCCACGACGTCCTCTGCCAACGCCGCTCCGAGCTTCTCGGTGTATTGTGGGACGACGCTCTCGAGGGCCACAGAGTAGTACCGCAGTCCCGCGATACCCTTGCGCTTGATGGAGCGAGAGATAAGGAAGGCCGCACTCTTGAGGCGGCTCTCCGTTTGCTTGATGAACTTGCCGTCCTTGTCACGTAGGCGGAGGGGCTTACGCCTCATCCACTCCATGATGGGAGCGAGGGGCGGTTGCTTGTTGGTGTACGAGAAGGGCGCGTTGCGGTTCTTCTTCGTGCCATTCACACCCCAATGGATGAAGGTGGCATAAGGCAGAGGAGACCCAAAGGAAACGCGGTCGCCTTTGAGTTGGTACGTGAGGGACTTCTGCAAGGAACGCGAGGCCACGCCGTAGCTCCTGTTTTTCCCGATCGTACGGGAGCCGAGGGTACGCTTGGCCGCGTTGTTTACGTCTTCGGCAAACTCCGCGAGAACCTTTTGGAAATCCGTCTCCTTCACTTCTTGGAGCGTCCGAGGACGACGGCGTTGAGGATACGCTTGATGAGGTCGACGATGTTATCGTCTTTCTCGGTCTCGGTCAGTGCCGTAATCGTTCCGGCGGCAGTGATGAGGGCGAGCAAAATCTCGGCCCAGTGTAGGTTGAAGAACTCCATTATTTGGTGGGGTTTTTGATGTTTTCGATATCGTCCTTGGCTTGCTCGACGTCTGTCTGCAAGCTCTCAATTTCGGCAAGGCGTTCGTTCACGAAGTCGACCAAGCGGTTGAACATGGCGAGTTGCTCTTGGCCCGTAGTGGCGGCCTTCTCTTCGTCTGTAAACTCGAAAGGGTTATGCATGGTCAATGGTGACTTTGATGTAGTGGATTCGGTACGAGCCTGTCACATTGCTGAAGAACTGAAAGGCTAATGTGTTCGAGAGTTGGTAGAATAGGCTTTGGGTTGTGTTGCTTGTCACCGTGTGAGTAGATGTCCCTGCCGCCGTATGGATGGGGAAGGTCATAGCAACTTGGCCGAAGAATCCCGTTCTCGTGGTTCTTGAGGGGATGCAAAGGCCAGCCGTGTCCAAGGTTATCTCGTACTTAACCTCTACCTGAACGTCGCTATTCACGGTTATTGGGGAGGCTTGTAGAGTCGTTGCGACTTGGGCAAACCCAAAGGCGGCCCCTGCGCGGATAGCGTTGTCGAAGGTGACACCGCCCCCCAACAAGTCGCCAAAGTTCCAAGAATTCACGCCTATGTTCAACGTCCTTTGTGTTGACGGGCTGAAACGCTTGAAGATGGTTTGTTGCCCTGTCGAGATGGGATAGCCTGCCTCGAAGGCATCGTTCGCAGAGTTGTACACGAGGGTCTCGTTGTCGCTGGGGTCGCTTGTAGGCATCCCATACGCGCTTGTTTGCGTGTTGGTGGCCGAGCCGATGAAGAACTTGCCATCGGGTAGATTGGGTACGTCATTGGTTCTGCCGATACATGACACCTTTAGCCCTTGGCAGATAGTGCCGTTGGTCTTGAGGACGACACCCACGTTCTGAATGAGGTTCGTACCTGTGGGCTTGTCTTGGGTCAGGCCGCCCCCGTTGTCAACATACAGGATGTCGTTATCTTGCAAACCTGTAAACCCCGAAAGGTTGGTGTTGTACGTGCCCACCATGATTCCGAATCCGTCTTTGGTCGCTCCGTTAGTGGTGAGCTCCGTTTCTGCAATGGCTATGGCGGGCATCTTGGTTGGGTCGCTTGCGTCCGCTATCCCCACAAGGATGCGCTCACTGCCTCCAATCTCACCACGGGAGTACAACGGGGTGCCAGCGGCAATGGTTGCGCCCTCATCGTTGCGAATAGGAAAATGAACCTTCTCCGCAGTGTCTGCATCCCCTCCGAAGGTTAATGATATCTCTCCGCTTCCGTCGTCGGTCAACGATCCGTTGGGCACGTTGATGGTTGCCACGCTCAAGACGTCGGGGCTTCCGTCCTCTTCTCGTACCCGCAGAAGGCCACGCGCTTTGAAGCTGGGGGTCGTGCTACCCTCGGGCTCTACTCCCGTGAGGGGAGCGTTGCACGAGTCGTAGGTGTATGGCACTTGGATGGCCATATCGAGGAGACACCCTGCGAGGGCGTTGCTCTTCTCTTCTTCCAACGGTGTCACGGACGCATTCACCAGGTCGTAGTGGAAGCCGAATTGGAAGATGTTGCCTCCGTTCTGAATGTCGGCGAGGATGTCCTCGGCTACCTGTTCCGCGTCGCTTATCGCTTCCTTCTGTTGGGCGTTCTTGTCTGCCTCGGAAGGGGGCAGGGTGAGGATGTAGACCTCGAGGTTGTAGGTCTTGGCCTTGGGTGAGTTGTAGTCGCCTCCGGTGTACACGAGATGGAGGAGGGGGTACTGCTCAAACTTGTCGAGGTCCACGTCCGCAGGAGAGCCATACGAGAACGTCTTGATAAAGAAGTGGTCCGTACAGAATGCCTCAAACTTGGAGACGATGTTGTTGAAGGTGATCATGCGATGCGGTTGTTGTGTTGTTGCTCTCTCTTGAAGTTTAGGTCCTTGAGATATGCGAGATGGGTGAAGACGTGGCCAACCGTGAGGCGCGATACTTCGTCCATCTTAAGAACATCCTCCCCAGCCAAGGCGTAGAGCGCGGGATACCATCCCCACTTGTTAGCAAACTCATCGCCTCCTTCGCCGTCTGAAGCAAAGAGGACTTCAAATTGCCCAGCAATTCGTGCTCGGTAGTCCAAAAAAAAAGCAACGCACCCGCCACCATAGGAGCGGGCATAGCCTCGAAAGGCTTGGGGTCTTCTTTGGCCGTGTAGTCGGCGATGGTGTACTTGTCTCCCCACTTCCTGTCGATGGGTCGGTAGAGGATAGACATGGCCTTCGTCGCCGTCTTCCAAAAGTCCCGGGTGGCGGACTCCATATCAATCCACTCCCCCGCGCTAAAGGTTGCCCAGTCGGGGATGAAGCCGTACTCTACCCCGTCGAGGGTGAGCGTCTTTTGAAAGTGCGACACCTCACGAGATAGGAGGTGGTCGATGTGATTGTCTGCCTCTGCGATAAGTTGGTGTGGCATCTTGCGGAGCTCTGCAAAGGTGAGACCCGTGACGGCTTGCACCCGTGCCACGGGGTCGGTCGATGTCTCCAAGACCTGGAGGTGCTTGAGTGTGAGGTCTGAATAGTTGGCGGGAAGGCGGAGCTTCATATATATATAAATTGAAAGGGTGTGATTCCTGAAGTTAGCCCAGGGCGTACTGCCCGAAGTTGGGGTTCGTTTGATTCCATGTGATCGCGTAGCGCGTGGCGTCGATGAAGTGGTTGAAGGCGTCCACGGGCTCGTTGATTTGCCGCCCGTTCTTGTCCTCCTTCCACTTGTAGTTGCGGAGCTCTTTGATTCCGTTCAGGCTTCTCTCTGTGATAAGGAGAGGACGAGAGCGTAGGAAGTCGATACCCGAGCGCACCGAGTCCCTACCCTTGCGGGCGGGGTGTACGTTGATGCCGTGGCCGTGGATGTCGTCTATACTCTTGGGCTCTGCCGAGTCGGCCACTACCATGGTCTTTCCTACCTCGGCCTCTTTGAGGGTGCGAGAGATGTCCGCGTTGGTGAGTCCCGTGGCGTAGCATATCTCGTCGAGGCAGAAGCCATGCCCGTCCGTGTAGACCTTCACGATGGCGGTGGGGTCGTTGGTATATCCGAAGTCGAGGCCCACGGTCATAAGCTTCCACCCGTCGGGAACCTGTGGCACTTGCTTCCAATGGGTGAGGATGGTGGCACGAGATACCCCACGCTCTCCCAATCCATAGACCCTCCAGTAGTCGGGGTCGGCATCTTGTAGGCGTTCAATCTCTGCCACCGTGGTGGGCGTGAGATAGGGGTTGTCCCGGTATGTGGTTTGGAAGAACTCGTGGTCGTCCCTTGTTAGAACGTGGTCGTATATCCAGTGGAACTCGTCCGAGGGGTTGAAGTCGATGATGGCCCGCCCGGTTGTCCGGAGCATAAGTTGCCTCCAATCTTCGAGGGCCAGCTCGTTGGCCTCGTTTACGAAGAGGATGTTTCTCTTTCGTCCCCTGACCTTTTGCGGTTGGTCTACCGAGATGAACTCCACGAGGTTCCCGAAGAGGACGTAGGTGGCCTCGCTCTTGTTGTGGAGGTTGACGTCGTAGATGCCCTCCCTCTCAAGTATCTCAAAGAAGTCCCGCATGACAGAGGCACGGATCGCGGGGAATGTCTTCCGTGCTATGGTGATGACTGACCCCGCGTTCTCGTTGCGGTGGCATAGCTCTACGAGGGCGGTGAGTATGGAGTAGGTCTTGCCGCTACGTGTCCCGCCTTGGTG